CGCGTGACGGCATCGAACGATTTCTGGCCAATGCATATATTCCGCGCGGTCCTGGTTCGGTCTGGCCGAACGTGAAACCCATCCTCGTCAACTTGGTACCGTAACATGCCCGCTAACAACAGCCCAACGAACCGCAACATCCGCCGCGTAGCAGCCCTGGAGCGGTTCAAGATCTCGCCAACCGGCTCGCTCCGTGCCTCCCGCACGCCAGAGCAGAAAGCCGTGGCGGACGTCGAGTACAAGGACCGCAAGGCCGTCGAGCTCGCGGCGCTGCAACCACGCGGGTACTGATCGTGTCGCCCCTTGGGTACAAGCTCAAGGCGGTGTTGATGCTCATGAGCCCTGGCCCTTCCTTCGCTGTCAGCACGATGGCGATGGAGGGCTGGAGCGATAGAGAGATCGACGACATGGAACGTTCAATCAGGAGAATCCAAATGGAAGACATCGTCGCCATGCTGCTCAAGGCGCCAGACGATCAGCTCGATCACCGCATGTTTCCGCTGATCAAGAAGTGGGACAAGACCCCAAGCGCCATCCAGATTCTCGAGGTGCTCGACCAGTGCGTGCACGCCTCGCTGGCCAGCGGCTTCACGATTCGACTGCTCACGCTGCTGTACGACAACGCGCTGACCCGTGAGAAGACCACGAACGAAGAGGTCATCAAGCTCGCCACCTGGCGACACGTGTAACGGTCAGCGGGCGTTACACCTTCGAGCGAGACTTGGCGTACAATTCACCTACGCCAACGAGTGAGACACCTCATGAACCTCGAAATCATCTCTGCCTCGATCATCCTGATCGTCCTGACCCTGATCGCCCTCGACTGCGCTCGGAGCTGAACATGAACGTGCACCAATGCGTTGTCCCGGCCGAGATCACGGGTGAAGCCCCGCTCGCTTCCTTTGGCGAGACCTTCGGTGGTCGAGCCGACTTCAACTGGGGCGTTGATCGTCTCTCCTGGGCCGGCAATCTCGACGCGCCGATGCTGCTTCCGACCGGTGGCATCCGCCCCGTCGTGATCAACGGCGTGTTCGAAGGCATGGCCTCCCGCTGCGTTTCTCGTGAGGAGCTCTGAATGATCACGACCATGGAACTCGACTACGACCTGATCGGAAAGTACCCGGAGGTCGACCTCTGCCAGCACACGCTGCGCCTGAACATTGTGAACTGGCGCCAGTGCCGCGAAGGCAAGCTCAAGGAGCGCTTCGCCATGATCTTGAAGAAGATCGGCGCGAACTTCTACGGCATCCCGTTCGACGCGTGCGCCTCGATCGAGTCGTTGATCGACACGATGCGCGCCCTCGACCAGCAGTTGGAGGCCGCATGACCGCGCCCTTGCAGTACAGTGCGAACACCGACGTCCAGACGGGCAATCGCCCTGAAGACGCGGACTACGAGTTCTGCCATCGCATGGGCATCATGACGATTGACGCGCAGCTCCGCTTCTCCGCCGTCGGTGGCCTCAAGAACCTCACCCCGAACAACCAGTGGCCGTTCCAAACGACCGGCTCAGGAGACTGACATGTACGATCCTCGCAAGCCCTGCCACGTCATCGACAACCGCTGCGGTTACTGCAACGCGTGCAAGCACCGCCGCATCTTCAGCGACCTGCTTCCGCAACGCGGCTTCACGCTGATCGAGCTCATGATCGTCGTGGCGATCCTCGGCATCCTCGGCGCCTTGCTGATCCCCGCGATCACGGGTACCAGCCTCGAGCCAACATTCCAACACCGGAACGACGTCGTGGTCGAGCGCGTGACCGCACCGAAAACCGAGCTGAAGTGCGTGAACGGAATCTTGTTCAAGATCAGCCCGCAAGGCGACGTCAGCCCGGCGAACGACGCTGAAGCCAAGCAGCAGAAGTGCTGACATGAACGCTCCACGTACCCCGGTCGAGTTTCGCTGCATGGCCATGAAGGCCAACGACGGTGACGCTGTCTGGCAAGCCGCGATCGACGAGATCACGGCCATGCTCGAGGCCGTGTACGTTGGTGAGAGCGCTGGGCCGACCCCGTGTCAGCTTCTGATCGGCCGCATGTTGCTGGCCGACGTTGAGGACGCCATGAGCGTCAGCACCCAGATCGAGGAGCCGACATGACCAAGTTCGAGAAGCTGCTGATCGCGACCAGGTACTGGTTGCTAGGCATGGCAGAGCACGACCCGCGGTACTTCAAGGTGCTGGAGGCCATGGAGTACGGTCTGGAGCGGCACAACGGCATGCGGAACGGCGGGCTGCCGGAGTTCATCCATCAGCTCGGAATCTTCCAGCACATCCGCACGCTGCACAAGCACCTGCGGAACCCGATCACGGTGTACATCCTGATCTTCCTGCACGACGTGGTGGAAGACAAGAACGTCCCGCTCCAGGAGATCGCCGAGATCTGGGGCGCCGAGATCGCGCGCAAGCTCGACCTCCTCTCCAAGGAGGTCATGAGCGTCAAGAAAACGGACTACAGCCTCGATCCAGTGTTTGAGGACGAGGACTGCGCCGTCGTCAAGGGTGGCGATCGCGTGAACAACGTGTCGAGCATGATCGGCGTCTTCAAGCGTCCACGTCTCGAGAAGTACATGAAAGAGACCGCGGAAGAGTTCTTCCCGCGACTGAAGCGGGCTCGCCGGTTGTTCCCAGACCAGGAGGCCGTGTTCGAGAACATCAAGCTTGAACTTGTCAATCAGCTCACGCTGATCAACCACATCCTCGAAGGATACATTCCAGATGCGTAAGCCACAGCAAGAAGCCGCCCTGCCCGAGTTCTCCGACGAGGAGCTCGCACAGGCCGTCGCCGCCCACACCCGCGAGTTCGGTGGCGCGCGCGGCACCGCCATGGACCGGTACGAAGACGGCATGAGCGGCATCGCTCATGCCCCGATCGGGTACCCTTTCACCACCTTCATCGGAGACCAGTGATGTTGAACTCTTCTTCCTTCATGTCCGGCATGGGCAAGGCCATTCTGGCATGGGTCGCCATCATCGCCATCGCCAGCGGCGCCATCGGGTACGGCATCAGCCGGTTCTTCTGATGGACGCCGACTTCCAACGCCTGATGCAGGGCACAATCACGCTGCAAGACATCTCGACCGAGCGGGCCGAAGCCGTGAAGCGAGAAGTCGCGGTGCCAGAGAAGCTGGACTTCAGCGGCATCAAGGACGAGTACACCCGCAAGACCATGGAGCGTTGGAACAAGCTCTTCCAGGGGAGGTAACATGTCGATCACCTCAATCGCGGTAACTCTTATCGAGCGTGGCTTGGTTCCTGATTGGATCACGCGGCTGGGGATCAGACACCTCCTTGGTTCTCGGCTTGCCGATCTTCGAAGTGAAGACACTGAGCACGCCGCCCACCTCACCCAGGAATTCGTTCAGTCCATCCAACACGAGCAGCTGGCTCTCCTTCCAGAGAAGGCAAACGAACAGCACTACGAGGTGCCGGCAGAGTTCTTCGCCAAGTGTCTTGGCGAGCATCGAAAGTACAGCAGCTGTTATTGGCCTGTCGGCGCCAGCACATTAGCTCAGGCTGAGAGGGCCGCGTTGTCTCTCACTTGCGCTAGGGCTGGCCTTGCTGACGGCCAGCACATTCTCGAACTTGGCTGCGGCTGGGGGTCGCTGTCTCTCTGGATGGCTGCAGCCTATCCAGCTAGTCAAATAACGGTGCTCTCGAATTCTAACTCGCAGCGAGAATATATCGAGGAGCAAGCCCGCCAGCGTGGGCTGCCGAACCTGGCTGTTATCACTCGCGACTTCAATGATTTTGACACAGACGACCGATTTGATCGGATAGTCTCGGTTGAGATGTTCGAGCACCTAAGAAACTGGCCAGCCGCATTCAAGAATGTTTCAAAGTGGTTGAAGCCTGACGGGAAGTTCTTCATGCACGTGTTCTCACATCGTGGCGCCCCGTACCCATTCATCGAGCGGGACGCCAGCGACTGGATGAGCAAGTACTTCTTCTCTGGTGGCATGATGCCGAGTGATGATCTTGCTCTTCACTGCCAAGATCACTTGTTGGTGGCTGATCATTGGCGGTGGGCTGGGACCCACTACTCCAAAACTTCCGAGGCGTGGCTATCGAACATGGATGCGGCAAAAACTGAGCTCTTTCCGCTGTTCAAGAGCACGTATGGCGACGGCGCCAGCGTGTGGTGGGTTCGCTGGCGCTTGTTCTTCATGGCAGTCGCGGAGCTCTTCGCGTACGAGAATGGCCAACAATGGTTTGTCAGCCAGTACCTGTTCACCAAGCGATTGGAGCGCTGAATGTCTGTGAAACTGATCATTGCCGTCGACCAAGGAAACGCCATTGGCTGGGCCGATGGCCGCCTGCCCTGGAAGATCCCGTACGACATGAAGCGGTTCAAGGAACTGACGACCGACCAGGCCGTGCTGATGGGGTTCAACACCTTCAAGTCCCTGAACCGTCCCGCCGGCCTGCCGAACCGCAAGAACATCGTGCTGACCCGCAAGCCCTGGGCCGAGGCTCGCACGTTCTTCGCACCGGACTCGGACATCGACGTGATCTCGAACCTCGAGTACGTCGCCCAAGCCGAGCAACGTGGCGGTGTCGTGAAGGGCAAGGACCTGTGGATCATCGGAGGTGCCTCGGTGTACGCTGAGGCCCTCGAACGGCAGCTGGTTGATGAGCTCCATGTCACGCTGGTTCATGACAACAGCGGGGCCGACGTGACGCTGCCTTTCGAGCTGTTCGCGTGGAAGCTGTTCATCCTGCACCAGCGGAAGCTGGGCGTGAACTGGGAGTACGACGAGTTCAGGCACGAGCGGCCGACGGTCGCCGCGCCGTCGCCTGGGATCGACATCCTCGTCTTCAGGAAGCTGCCATGAGCGCCGCGATCTGTGTGCTCGGCGCGATCGTCGGCGTTTCCATCAGCGTGTACGCGCTGTCAATCTTCGGCTGGGCCATCGTCTCGATGGTTCGTGGCCGCTAACCAAGGACCATCATGCAATTCCTCGTCACCTTCGACCCCACCCCCGACGTGACCCCAGCCGACCTGCGGCACGGGGTGGCCTTGCTGTTGGAGGACTTCTTCGATGACTGCCCGTTCCTCGTCACCAAGACCATCACGGTCGAGCATGTGCCCGACCCCACGACCGAAGGAGCCTGAGATGTTCGCACGCAAGAACCCGTTCAAGTCCACTGGCTTCGACACGCATGTCAGCAAGGGCGTCACGTTCAATGACGGGGGCTTGATGATCCCCTCCGGTGAGACGTTCGTGCTCGACGGAAATTTCTTCGGAAACCAGATCGTGCAGGGCGGTGATCAGGTCAAGAGCGACACCACGCTGGTCGTGAACGGCGTGGTCAAGGTGAGCAATGTCACCGTCACGAACCTCACAATCACTGGCAAGCTCTCAACAGAGGTGCTGCACGCCGAAGGCACGCTCGCGATCAAGAAAGGCGCGATCGTGAGCGCCACCGAGATCTGGTATCGCGTCCTGAACATGGAAGACGGCGCGATCGTGACGGGGCAGTTGAAGCATTTGGATTCAGCAGAAGCGGGTGCTTCGTCCTGATCCCAGTACTAGGCGTCCTAGTCGGCCTGAGCGACTACAATAGACCTGAGGCCGTTGGATGACGGCCCTCCACATCCAACCCCATCGGAGCACTCACGCATGTCCAAATTGACCGCTCTTGCATCGTCTTACGCCGCCAAGTTCGCCGCCCCAGAGATCATGTCTCTGGACGCGTACCTCGAGCTGTGCAAGACGGACAAGCTCGCTTACGCAACCGCCGCCGAACGCATGGTCGCCGCGATCGGCTCTCCCAACGTGGTCGATACCAGTGAGGACAGCCGCCTGTCCCGCATTCACTCGAACAAGAAAGTTCGCTTTTACGACGCCTTCACCGACTTCTACGGTGCCGAAGAAGCCATCGAGCGGCTCGTTGCGTACTTCCGCCATGCCGCTGCCGGCCTGGAAGAGTCCAAGCAGATCCTGTACCTCAAGGGCCCAGTCGGCGGTGGCAAGTCCAGCCTGGTCGAGCGCCTCAAGGAGCTGATGGAGAAGCACCCGATTTACGTGCTGTACGACCCGACCGAGAAGGACGCCGACCTGAAGATCAGCCCGGTGTTCGAGTCCCCACTCGGCCTGTTCAACAAAGCCGAGCACGGCGCGATGATGACCGACGAGTACGGCATCCCGAGTACGTACCTGAACGTCGTTCTGTCCGGCTGGGCGCAAGAGAAGCTCAAGGAATTCGGCGGCGACATCACCAAGTTCCAGGTCATCAAGCTGTTCCCGTCCAAGGACCGCCAGCTTGGCGTGATGAAGGTCGAGCCAGGTGACGAGAACAACCAGGACGTCTCCGTCCTGATCGGCAAGACCGACCTGCGCAAGCTCGAGAAGCTCGCCCAGTCGCACCCGTACGCGTACGCGTACTCGGGCGGCCTGAACCGCACGAACCAAGGCCTGATGGACTTCGCCGAAATGTTCAAGGCGAACATCAAGACTCTGAACCCGCTGCTGATGGCGACGCAAGAGCACAACTACAACGGCACCGAAGCCATCCCGTCGATGCCGTACACCGGCATCATCGTTGCGCACAGCAACGAGAGCGAGTGGTTCGCGTTCAAGAACAACAAGACGAACGAGGCCTTCCTGGACCGCGTGTACATCGTCGATGTTCCGTACTGCTTGCGCGTCGACGAGGAAGTGAAGATCTACGAGAAGATGCTCCGTGGTTCCTCGCTCCGTGACGCACCAACGGCTCCGGGTACCCTGAAGATGCTGGCACAGTGGATGGTGCTGACGCGACTGAAGGAACCGGAGAACTCCACCATCTACGCCAAGATGCGCGTGTACAACGGCGAGAACGTGAAGGACACGATGCCGAACGCGAAGCCGTACGAAGAGTACCGCGACATCGCTGGCGTCGACGAAGGCATGACCGGTCAGTCCACCCGCTTCGCCTTCAAGGTGCTGTCGTCGACGTACGACCTGCGGCCTGAAGAGCGTCAAGCGAACCCGGTCGACCTGATGTACGCGATCGAGGAGGCCATCAAGAAAGAAGCGCTGGCCGACGAGAAGCACAAGACGTACATGAACTTCATCAAGGAATGGTGCCACAAGCGGTACTTCGAGTTCCTCGAGAAGGAGCTGCGTGCCGCGTACCTGGACTCGTTCAGCGCGTTCGGCCAGAACATGTTCGAGCGCTATGTCCTGTTCGCTGAGGCATGGATCGCTGACGAGCAGTGCCGCGACCCGGAGACGCACACCCTGCTGAACCGTGAAGCGCTGAACAGCCGCCTCGAAGAGATCGAGAAGCCAGCTGGCATCGTGAACGCCAAGGACTTCCGGAACGAGATCGTGAACTACGTCCTCCGGTACAAGGCCAAGAACGAGGGCCGCGCGCCGCGCTGGAACGAGTACGAGAAGATCAAGGTCGTGCTCGAGAAGCGCATGTTCAGCGCCACCGAGAACATCATGCCCGTGGTCAGCTTCGGCCAGAAGCAGGACAAGGAAACCGCCGAGAAGCACGGCGCGTTCCTCGAGCGCATGAAGGCCAGCGGGTATACGGAAAATCAGGTGAAAATTCTCGTCAGCTGGTGGAGTGCTAACAAGAAGGCCAGCTAGGAATGATTTAGCACGGTTTGCTAATAGGTCATGAACCGAGCAGACCAGCGAAAGCACCACATCATCTACAAAACCACCTGCCTCGTCACCGGCAGGTGGTACATTGGGATGCACTCAACTGACGACCTAGCTGATGGGTACGTTGGGAGTGGTACCTTTCTCTGGAAGTCGATTAAGAAGTACGGCAAGGCGAACCATGCCACAGAAATTCTCGAGCACCTGTCAGATCGGAAGTCGCTGAGTCTACGCGAAGAAGAGATTCTCACGAAGGAACTCAGAGCTGATCCTCTCTGCATGAACTTCAGGAGCGGTGGAACGGGAAATCAGCCGGGCTGCACCCCATCTCCTGAAGTTGCCGCCAAAATCTCTAAACGACTCAAGGAGCATTACGCCTCTGAAGCTGGCGTAGCGACTCGCCACACCATCAAGGTGAAGAATCAAGGCAAGAACGGCGCTCGCAACAGCCCTGGGGCACGGTAAAGCTGGCGCTCGATCCCCGAGTTTCAGGTACGTGGATGAAGCACGACACGTACAATCGGATGAACAGCGACAGAAAACGAAAGATCGAATGCTTGGAAAACCACACAACTGGAAACGCACATGAGCGACAAGCTTCCAACGACCTCCTACATCTTCATCGACCGTCGCAAGACGGGGCGTGGTAAGTCGCTGCCAAATCGGCAGCGACTCCTTCGTCGCATCAAGGATGCGATCAAGGCGGCCAAGCCGCAAGACATCGATGCAGGTGGGGTCAAGAGCATGGGTGGGGCAGCAGGGCCGAAGGGCAATGCGAACCCAGTCAAGGTTACCAAGGCAAGTCTGCATGAGCCGACTTTCCACTACGCGAGGAACACTGGCGAGCATGACATCGTCCTGATCGGCAATGACGAGTGGGAACGTGGTGACGAGTTCCCACTGTCCGGCGAGGAAGAAGGCAAGGGCGGCGTTGGCGGCCCAGGCGACGATGGTGAAGACGACTTCATCGCGCACGTCAGCCGTGACGAGTACCTGAACGTGTTCTTCGAGGACTGCGAGCTGCCTGACCTGCAGGAGACGCACGAGAAGGACCTGCCCGAAGCCAAGTGGAAACCAGCTGGCTTCAAGAAAGACGGCAACCCTGGCCAGCTGGCCATGATTCGCTCGTTCAAGAACGCCAAGCCACGCAAGATGGTGCTGACGGCCGAGTCGCGTCGCGAGCTCGAGAAGCTACAAGAAGATCGGGCCGTGCTGGTCAAGCAAGTCGAGGAGCTCAGTGCCGATGACGAGCAGCTGATCGTGCTGCAGTGCGAGATCGAGATCATCGACAAGCAGATCGAGTACCTCGAGCGCAAGATCGCCGGCGTGCCATCGTTCGAGAAGCTCGACCTGCGGTACCGCAAGCGCGAGAAGGTGCTGGTCAAGGCCGCTGAAGCCGTGTTCGCGATGATCATGGACATCAGCGGCTCGATGGACGAGGACAAGAAGCGGATGGCCCGCAAGTTCTTCTCGCTGCAGTACGCGTTCATCAAGCGCAAGTACCCGCAAACCGACCTGATCTTCATCGCGCACACGGACGAGCCATGGGAGATGGACGAGGAAGAGTTCTTCTCGACCCGCAAGTCAGGCGGCACGATCGTGAGCCCAGCGTACGAGTTGCTGCACACCATCATCAAGCGCGATTACGACGCGCACGAGACGAACATTTACCTGTCGCAAGGTTCTGACGGCGACAACTGGGACATCGACAACTCGGAGATCATCCCAGCGCTGGAAGAGTCCGGCTTGCTCGCCAAGCTCAGGTTCATGTCGTACGCTCAAGTGGGTCAGAGCTTCGCCAGTGGGTACGGCTCCGTCACGCTGTGGACTGTGCTAGAATCCATCATGAACAGCACCAAGAAAGTCGCCATGGTCAAGATCGACAATGACACCGAGGTGTTCGAGAAGTTCCTGAAGATCTACAAGAAGAAGGGCACGGCGAAAAAATGAGCGACGACAAGTTGTACATCACGTCTCGAACGGACTGGACGCCTGAGATCCTGGACCGCGCCTGGAAGGAGATCGAGCAGATCGCCATCGAGGAGCTCGAGCTCATTCCAGGCAAGGACCTGTACACGAACCAGTTCGAGATCGTCAGCGCCGAGCAGATGCTCGACGCGTACTCGAGCATCGGCCTGCCTGTGCACTACAACCACTGGTCGTTCGGCAAGGACTTCATGCAGCAGGCCTCTCAGTACGAGAAAGGCCGCATGGGCCTGGCGTACGAGATGGTCATCAACAGCAACCCATGCGTGAACCTGTTGATGGAAGAGAACCTGGCGTACATGCAGATCATGGTGATGGCGCACGCCGGCGTCGGTCACAACGCCGTGTTCGCGAACAACGCGTACTTCAAGGAGTGGACGCAAGCCGGGTCGATCATCGACTACATGCTGTTCGCCCGTGACTACATCCGACACTGCGAAGAGCGGTACGGCGAGCGTGAGGTCGAGAACGTGTTGGACGCGTGCCACGCCCTGTCGGCGCACGGCATCGACAAGTTCAAGCGCAAGCACAAGCCCCGCATCTCCGAAGAGGCTCGCCTCAAGAAGCTGATGGTCGAGGACGAGCGTCGGCAGCGTGAGCTGGACATCATCCTGCAGAAGACCACGGTCGTCGAGGCGGATGAGAAAGGCCTGGGCATTCTGGACCTCGGCGAGGACGACTTCGAGGACGAGGAAGAGAACCTGCTGTACTTCATCATGAAGAAGAGCCCGAACCTCGCGCGTTGGAAGCGTGAGATCATTCGGATCGTGTACAAGGTGAACCAGTACTTCTCGCCACAAGGCCCGACCAAGACCCTGAACGAAGGGTTCGCCACGTTCTGTCACTTCTACATCATGGAGCGGCTCGAGGACAAGGGCATCATCGCCCCCGACGCGTACATGGCGTACCTCTCGTCGCACAGCGGTGTGGTGTACCAGCCTCCGTACAGCTCCAAGTACTACAGCGGCCCGAACCCGTACGCCCTGGGCTTCAACATCCTGAAGGACGTTCGTCGGATCTGCGAGAACCCTACCGAAGAGGACAAGCGCTGGTTCCCACGGCTGATCGGCAAGCGTTGGCAGGACGCGATCAAGGAAGCGTGCTTCGAGCACCGCGATGACTCGTTCATCCAGCAGTACCTGTCGCCCAAGGTCATTCGTGACATGGGCCTGTTCGAGGTCAGCATCAAGTACGAGAACGAGGACGGTGACAACCCAGTCGCCGCCTCCGCGATCGTGTCCGAGATCCACGACGATGAAGGGTACGAGAACATTCGGAACGCGCTCGCTCGGTCGAAGGAACGCATCAACTACGTGCCGCAGATCGTGGTCGAAGGCGCGGACCTGGAAGGCGACCGCACGCTGTACCTTCGGTACGACTCCTTCAAGGACCGTGAGCTCGACGAGGAAGACGCTACCCAGGTGCTCGCGTACCTGGACGAGCTCTGGGGCTACAAGGTGAACCTGGAAGTAGAGTGATGACGGAAGAAGCCTGCGGTTGCCGTTCCTGCCTGGCCAGGCTAGATGAGAATGACGGCCTGACAGCTGAGAACGTATCCGACTGGATCGGCACCGGCCGGTTTCCGCGGATCGGCTCACGGATGATCCTATGCGCGACGTGTGGGAACAAGCGCTGCCCGCACGCGAACGACCACAACAACGCCTGCACCGGCAGCAACGCGACAGGTCAACAGGGGAGTGCGTACCCTTAGGTTCCCGGCGACACCAGGAACGATCCGAGGGAGCCAATGGCTCCCTCGGTGGTTGGCGCTACAACCTAGCGATCGGGTGTCACGGTTGTCGCGTTACGATACAACTCGACCGTACATCCGAGTGAACGGATCCGGCCTGCCCGCATGCTGACGCGGGACGCTGACGACTCGTCGACCGTTCTTGGCGTCGAATCCCCAGAGCGGGTGGAACTGTCGGTACCGCCGGACATGTACTGGCGTCATCAGATCATGAACCAGCCAATAGTCGGAGCCAAGATCACGTTGTCAGACGTGCGCCGCAACCTGATGTTGAACCCGGCCGGGCCTGCTGCCGAATTGTTCACCGTGACTTGAATGCAGTTCGTGCCGCGCTGGAGCGTGAAGTTCACCGATTGCGCCGGCGAGTTGTAAGCCATTGGCGACGACGTCGCAACTGACACGCCGTTCACGACGATCGAGGTGATCGAGTTGTCAATTGCCCCGTACAGGTGAACTGACAACGTGGTGCCCGTTGTCAGGGTGTACAACCGGCTGATTGTGAATGAGCCAGCCGCCGCCCCGCCACTCGCGCCGTACGAGTTCCAGTACCAACTCTCAGAAAGCAAGCCAGTTGCCGGCGCGTTCGCCACCGCTGGTAGCGGCATGTTCGCCCAGGCACTTGTGTTGACACCGCTTTCCCTGGTGAGGCGCCTGTAAGAACTCTGCAACGCGCTAAAGTTCGCAGGCCCTGCGCCTCCGGCGATGTCATATGTTCCCCAGTTGTCAACTTCGCCGACAACAGTGCCAAACGACTTCCACGTGATGAACGCACCGCCGGTGAATGCAACGCCCGGCGCCCCGCCAGCCGCAACAGGGGCCACCCCTCCCGAGGCTCCACCTTGCTGCCCCCACCCACCGCCTCGCCCGCCATACCCCGCGTCCCCCGTGAAGAGGTCAACTGTGACTCCACCGCCGAAGCCAGCATCCCCAGCCCGATATGTTGTTCCTGGTTGCCCACGCTCCCCAGCATAGCCACCAAAATCGGTGCTAACCTGGCCTGCATTTGAGCCAGTACCAGGGGTTGAGGTACCTCCCTGACCACCACCACCGCCACCACCTCCAACCCCGTACGTCGTTG